CTTTCTCGTCGCTTTTCAGGTTTGCCCTTGAAAACATACGACGCTCATATTTGCTAAACTTCTCCTCCTCATACTCAATATAGTAGATCTCGTTCTTGTTATTTATCATATCAAACACGAAATTGAAGACGAAAATATTGGTCTTGCTTGTATCACTAATCTTATTCATGGTGAGAAGAGTGGTTGGATAGGCATTCTTTCGCAAGTTTTTTCGACTCTTGATCTCCATGTGAATGGTTTCACTGACTGCATCGTATTTTGCATATCGTCCTTGTTCCTTTAGTCCTTTCCAATTCTCCTCAAGAATCGGAAAGATTTTTTGTTGTTGCTTCTCTCCCCATATATAGTCGTTCTCGTAGTTCACCATATACTTACGGTTTAGATTATTTTTTAGGAAAATACCGCATTGTAAAAAGAATCTGAAAAATTAATGTGTGTATATGTAAATGGTGAATACAGACTTGATGATGAAACCTCCATTACCCATGGATGAGGATGCGATCATTGACCGGATTCATACAAACATTACGGATGGGGATATTCGACGCTACTTTGGTGAAGGGGTAGAGAGTAAGATTCTGAAATATAGCGAACTTGCGAACTATGCTACGATCGATGAACTTTTACCTAAACCACGAGATTTTAGAATCATTCTGGTGGAAGACAGTTATAACAAGGGTCATTGGTGTTGTATCTTGAAATACAATAAGACCATTGAATGGTTTAATCCATACGGCATCCGTCCTGACGCTCAAAAGAATATGTTGGGTAAGTTTCGAAATCGGATGTTGGGTCAGGAAGAGGACTATATGACGAAACTCATGAAAGCATCCAAGGGATACAAAGTCATCTACAACAAAGCACGACTGCAGAAACTCAAAGAGGGCATTAATACTTGTGGTCGATGGATCATCTTACGGATCATCTGTATGAAGGATTTGATGATGGATTTAAAAATGTTTATTAAAATGATAGAGGATACAAAAGAGGCAACTGATCTTCCGGCAGATGCTCTTGTCGCGATATGGATTGGATAATCTAACGAGTATGTATGGATTCGGAAGAGGTCATTGTAAATCTAAATGTATTGAGACAAGTTCAGAAGGGTCAGCGACTCTCTACCCGAGGAGCATTTTTAGATATTGAAACGCCTTATCTTATTCCGGAATGCATTCGTCGATGGCGTAGACAAGACAATCGTAATGAAATGATAAATACCTTAAATCGAATCATTAATAGTGCTTTACTTCTACAGAAGGGAGATGAATCTCTTACGATCTATATTCATGAAAGTGTATTGGGTATTGACAATCTTAAACATACCTATTCTATTTGTCATCAGACTGTCGCCAGATTAAATATGATTATAGACAAGATTCGAAGGGTCATTCCAGAAGAGATTCCTTTCAAAGATTAATCATGTAATGTATATGATTGTGGATGATCCAGAACTGTATGAAAAAGTGAAACGGTATGCGGAGACAAAATACAAAAAATCGTCAGCATTTCGCAGTGGGTTCATCGTGAAAACTTACAAGGATTTAGGGGGAACTTATACGGATGACAAGAAACCAAAAAAGTTAAAAGAGTGGTTTCGTGCAAAGTGGGATATTTCTCCGGATCAATCGTATCCTTTCGTCCTACCAAACGAGTATCGAAGGACACGCCTCTGTTGAAATCTGAAATAGATTCAAAGAATCTCAAGCAGATTGCTCTTAAACAGAAAATCAAAGGTTCTAATTTACCACCTTTCTTAAAGAAGGACCTTTGAATAGCACCGAGACAACTCGTTCAAGAGGGGTTCGCATCGGGTCGGTCGGACTGCAGTGTTGAACGCCATACACCATCGTAGGGCATCTTCTTGTGGTTTACACTCCATTATACTACTATTCTATTTTATTTCAATCTTTTTTAATGTAATTCGTTTGTATCGTTCCGGTAGAGGTCGCCATCTCGGTTGCGTCCTCTTTCATCTGTTTCATCACATCCGCATACTTATCGGTAAGGTAGAGTTTTCTTAACATACTGGATCCGATTTTCGAACCAAATATCTTGTAAAGCATTCGTGTCAGAGAATTGGTCTGTGTGAACGGTTCACCTTGGTAATCTACCAACAGTGGAATGGGGTCTTTTAGTTTTGACTTGAGAGGGTGAAATTTGAGGTAAAAATCGATAATCTCTCGCATCAGGGGATTTACCGGAACCACTTGTGTTTTGTATACGCCTTGCGTCTTGTAGTGTGAGAACAGAAACTCATTCTTGAATAGATCTAAAAAGTTCTTCTCTCCCATTTCGGGTTTGTATTTCTTGACGATGAACGCTTCTTGGTAGTCCTTGTTTCGGCGTGGTTTCTGCAGGACAAAAAGCGACAACACGACCAAGTGTAGCAATTTATCATACTCTTCTAAAGTGAGTTTCTTCTTGTCCTTGAGTTCATCCATGATTTTGAAATGTTCTTCGAACTTTGCTTTGACTGCATCTTGACCGATCCATTCCTTTTCTTCTTTGTCCGTCTTCTCGGTGTTGTCCTTGAGTGATTTATTCATTGTATCCAGTATTGTATAGTAAGAGTCATATAACTTGCTAAACTTCTTTTGTTTTTCTTTTAGAGATTTCAAAAGGGACACAATAGATATAATGTAGGATCGACGCGTGTTCGGTTTGTATTTCTCCAGTTTCTCCTGTATGACCGGAACCTCATTCAAAAACTTAAGGTTCTTGATCGGACCCCCATTTAATCTAACCAAGTTCGCTAAATACAGTTTCTTCGAAGACTCTGTGATATTTTTACCCGTAAATATCTCATTCAAATCCATTATAGAATAGTTAGATAAAAAAATATTGTATCGTAATATAATGGACTTTCACTCATTAGGGTTCTATCTGTATCTTCTGTCCCAATCCGTCTACCATCGCTTCCTCGTATTGTATGAAAAAGTGAAACGACTACATTAAAGTGCTTCTTCGACCGGATTTCTCACATCTTCTTGTAGTTCAATGTCTACAGCACGATGTATATCAATCATCCCCCAACAAAGATTTACCTTATCACACTTGCTCTTGTAAGCGATCGCAAATAACGCTAATACGAACCCACCTGCAAAGGTATAAAACGAAGTCCAGAAGATCTGTTGCTCCGTATCCATCTAATCTTTAAAGAGAAAAAATTATCCTATTCGACTGTATGAAGTGCCGTTAAAATCTACCGCAAATCTTGCACTTGAACCGCCATTTGTCGCACTTGAAGCAACGGGTATAGTCGCAATAGTAGTGAGTGCGGGATACTGTATCGTAATCGTTTGAGCGGTTGATTTATTACATATTCCATACCAATACCCGATTGTCCCCGCAGACGGAGCGGGTAATACAAAGATACGACCCGCCAAAAGAGGCGTATTGATGGTCGTTTGAAAAGCATTCAATACTGTGAAGGTCGTCGTTCCACTTGTCACCGCATTTAACGCCGTCTTTTCCAATAGACCGCAAGGGTTTCCACTTGTGAATGTAGTAGGTGCTAAATTACGGCGGAATGTAATCGGGTCAAGGGGTAGTGACCCAATGGTCTCAGCAATTGTATTACTAATAGACAAACTGTAATCACCAGCACTCACCGAGAATTCGCCACAAGTAGCGGTTATATTGTTGGTAGAACTTAAAGCAAGATTAGAATTGGTTGAAGTAATCGTAAAATCATTTGCTCCATTGGAAGAAATCGTATCGGCGGTAAAAGTAGTTGTTTGAGGAATGTCAGTATCGTCGATGACTAAACTCGTTGGGATTACGACAACACTCTTATCCCCCAATACAGCGGAAAAGGTTTGAGCGTTCACTATTCCTCCTGATAAAATATCGTTCGTATTCATGTCTAAATCACTTGCTCCAGCACTGTTTCCATTCAAGAGCGTATCCGCTAAATTTTCACCACCGGGAACAATGTTGTTGATTTTTGCCGTAAGTGCATTGACTCGTTGATTGAGAGAGAACAGGTTTAACATTATACTACTCCGATATTAAAAGTTGAGATAAATCTATTTTGTATAGAGAGTATACAATGGGAATTACGGCGACGGTCGGTGATGGATTTTTCATACATCACGAACGAAGGGGTATTGTGATGAGATGTCGTAAGCGTTCAAAACCAGAAGCAGAGAAATGTCTGAAAATGATGAAAGAGGACAGTATTGTTGATTTAAATAGGATTCGATACTATTTTCAAGAAAACCGAATTCTAATCCTTCGAAAACCACAATTTACTGATTCTATCTATAAAACACCCTATATGGAAGATTAGCAGTATATTGCAAAATAATTATATATTGTGATAGTATATGGCATCTCGAAACTACGGAATGGCATACGACACGCCTTATAACGAACGACTGTTAAGGACTCTTGAAGATTACAACCGTGATCGGGATACGAACGGTGAACCTATGTATTTCCACGAAGTCATGGAAGGAGGTGCTTTTTTGGGACCAGACGGACGACTTACTTCTATGAATCACCCACATTTAGGACATCCTATTTACGGATCAATGAATCGCGAAATGGCGGGAGGAATGTCCGCCCGTCAAGTATTTGGAACCGTTGGGGATCTTGTTGCTCCTCCTTTTGTTCGACGACTTGGAATGGATATTGCGAAAGATGTAGGTAAATATGCTTTACAGGAAGGAAAAAAGGAAGCATCTAAACGGGGTCGCGAATATGTAGATGCTTATATGGGTCAAGGTGTGAGTGGTGGATACAGACCTCCCGGAATGGTTTCGCCTTTTATTCACCCTACTGAACCAAGTCAGATGGTTTCCCCCGGAACGATGGCATCGTATCCCGCCTATAATGCAGTTGAGATGAGAAGTATGAATGGTGGATTTTTCATACCGGCGATGATGGCAGTTGGTCGAGTGGCGGGTCCGGCAATTGCGAGTGCTGTGGTGAGTCATCTCGCCAACAAGGCGATGGGTGGTTCTGCTGTATGTGCTTCTTGTGAAGCAGCACAGACCGGCGGAAAACGCCGCAAGAAAGGTAAAGTCCACATGATGCCGGATGGATCAATGATGTTAGACAGCGAACACAGTGGAGCAGGTCTTTTCGAAGACTTGAAACACGGAGTAGAAAAAGTGGCGACGAAACGAAACTTACAAAAAGCGGAAAAGATTGCGAGAATGGCGGTTCCTGTTGCTGAGGAACTCTTGGGATCAGGTAAGAAGCGTGGTCGCAAGAAAGGTGCTGGAATATTGGATGCTAAATTTTCCGTAAATGACATCAAAAACACGGGGCGTGAACTTCTTGGTATGGGAATCCTCGATGATAAATTTTCCATCAATGACATCAAAAACACGGGTCGGGAATTATTCGGACTTGGTGT